AATAACTTTATCATACAAGTCTTTATTTAACCCTATTTTTATACTATAGCTAATAGGGTCTTTTGCAGGAGGTCTTCCCATCTTTTTTATACCTTTCATTTTTCCTCCTTGATTTTAATTGATATAAATGTTATAATAAATTACAAATTCAAAGTTGACATTTTCAAGCCTTTTTAGTTATATAACTAAAAGGGCTTATTTCTTTTTATTTAATTTGATTAATACTATTATCACAAGTATTAATGTTATAGGTTGTAATATATCATTTATAGCTCTTAATACTTCCATTATATCCCTCCTAGTTTTTAATTTTTTAAAGGAAGGTAAGGGAGATTGGAGGAGTGAAATCACTTTCAAACCTCCTTTCTCTCATTACATCTTATTTCTCACTATTTTCTCAATTGCTTGATAAGAACAATGATAGATAAGATGTAAAAGATTATCTCCAATACCTCCTTCAAAGTTGACATTTCCTCACCTCCTTATATATCTATTATACTTTAAAGGTTCAAAAAAGTCAAGATATTTTTTTGAACCTTTAAAGTTTTTTTTTAATAAAAAAAAGGACAGAATGAACTGCCCTTTTATTCTTCCTTTTCTTTATCTTCATCTTTTAACTGTTCTAATGCTTTCTTTAACTTTTTGGGAATAGGTACTCCTGCTTTTGCTGCATTTTCTACAATACTTAATAATTCAGTTGCACAATAAAATATTCCAACTAAATTTCTAAAACCAATACCTGGAACTAATCTGTGCATTAAAGATGCTCCACATAATAAAGCTAAAATCCATAACTTCTTTTCTATTCCTTTATATGCTCTTTTTGAATTTAGATTCTTTAACTTATATCCAGCATATACTCCTGATGCATAATCAATTAACATTAGCCCCATTAAAACCTCTGCTAAGGTATCAAATCCACCAATAAGCCAAATTAAAAAAGCAATAAAATATGCCCATGTTTTTACTATAAATGCTCCAACTTTTACTATGAATACCCCCACTATATCAACCCCTAATTACAATTTAAGTATCTTTTTCCAGTGATCATAATAAGATATAGCTTCATCTGTTTTATCTATTGCTGCTTTATCTTTATAGCCTTCATTATCTTTTTTCTTTTTCCAGGAAGTTTCTCCAAATAGCCTTACAGCTCTATACATAGCCTTTCTTTTTAAAAATCCTACATTCAATTCTCTCATAATATGTAAGAAAATTTTATCAGCTAAAGTTCTATTTATTCCTGTTGTATTGTGTTCACTGTAAAGAAAATCATGTATAACAGCAGCTGGAGTATATTTTCCAAATGGAGGGAATATAGTCCAAAATGAACGAGGAACAGAAGCTAAATCTGTAACAAAGCCTTTGGGTACAGTAATCCTGTACCCATTAACTTCATAAACATAATCCTGAAATAATTCTTGTTTTCTTCCATCTGAAAGAGGATGTATTAATAGCTTAGTTTTCTCCATCTTCCTCATTCCCTTTAATATCTATTTTATAACTATTAGCAAAGATATCAGAAAACTTTTGTAATGTTATTTCTATAATATCAATCATTCTTTTTTTACTAATAAATTTTATAATTACTATTCTAGCTATCCAAGGTAAACTAGAAGTTCTGTATAATATAAAGTTAATTGCTGCTTCTAGTTTTTTTCTGCCTTCTCCACTATTAAATGACTCTTCTGATACAATTACAGCTTGTCTAAATAAATTAACATATTGTTTTCTATTATAAACAATATAAATTAAAATTGCTCCTGCTACTGCTATCCATACCCACTGTTCTGTATTAAAACCAGCTAAATATCCTATTGCTTTATTAATTAAATCCTTCATTTTTTTTCTCCTACTATTTTATACTATTTATAAAATCAACTATAAAATGTGCCATTTTTCTTACATCTTTAAATTTGCTTGCTTCTTCGTTAGTTCCGAAGAAGGGTTCAACCAAAACATAAGTACAATTTGTATTGCATATTCCATAACCTCCTCTCGTTTTGGAATCAGTAATGAGGATTATCCCCTCTGTTTCTACTGTCTTTTCTATCGTTATTTCCTTACCATTTTTATCTATTTTCTTTTCTTTTAATTTGTTCCATTCTTTTCTTATATTGCTTCCATACTCAGTTTTTAATTTTTTCATAAAAAGTTCAGCATATTTTTTAGCTTGTTCATTCTTAAAATAAACTAAACTTTCACATCCATTTGCTTGTTGAGAAGCAGCATTAAAATGTAATTCTAAAGCTAATTCATAATTATGCTTATTAATTTCAGCAACAACAGGTTTCATTTCTTGGATGTAGTTTTGTTCAGGTTTTCTTGAGTAAATATCAATATTATCATCTAAGTTATTTATCTCATCACAGACATCTCTCCAGTATTCATATTCAGATAAATTTAAATATTTACTGTATGCTCCTTTTCCTCTTGGATTATGTCCAATCACTAATGCAAATTTTTTCATATTTTACCTCTTTTCTTTTTATTCCCATTTAATAGCTTCTAGTTCTTCAACATTTTTAACTTTTAATATTTTTTTAGTTATAGCAGTGTATTTGTTTTGTGCAGTTATAACTCTTAATATCCAAGAAAAATAAATTAAATTTAATTCTCCAAGAGGTATATCTACAACAGAATCATCTTTTAATCTCCAAGGAGTTGTTAAAGTTTTTAAAAGATTTTTTAGCTTTCCAACTTTCATTGCACCTTTTATTTTTTCTTCCAGTTCTTCAGTAATTGGTATTCCCAATGTTACTAAGGCTTGTTTAATTACATTATAGTCTTCTGTTTCTCCAGCAATGTCTAACGCCATTTTTACACGCATAAAATTAATTTCATCATATTCTTTCATTTGGAAAATCTTACCATTATGCTCATAAGAACCAAACATCTTTTCCAATAGAATTTCTCTGAACTTGTGTCTGAAAGTTCTTTTAACATCTTCCATATTTATATCCCAATTATGCGTTCCAGTATTCCAAGTATGGTAAATACTTGGCTGTGGAATAGACTTTAATTTTTTATTTTCTATATATTCTCCTGGAGCAAGTGAAATTTCTATATCCTCTTCTATAAGTTCATTTCTAGTCATTTCTCTTATAGTATTAGTTATGTTATCATAAGTTGGATGCTTAAAAACTTCATTACTTTCAACAACTATATAATCATCTTTGTTTAATTCAGGGTAATCTAAAAATAAATTATTTCCCATAAACTCTTTTACTTCCTTAGCTGTTAAATTTACAGAAAATTTTACTTTTGCTATTTTTTCTTTTGTATATATGTAGAACATAATTTTCTCCTTTCAATTTTGAATAGATTTTTAAATTTATAAAGAATTTAAGATTTAATTTTGTAGCTTTGAGCATATTTTTATATTTTTTCTTAAATATAAAATCTAAGAATTTTATATAATAACTGCTCAAAATAGCATTTTTAATTATAAAAATCTGAATAAATTTAAAAATCTCTATACTTTTTTACTAAAAAATACCTAGTTTTTTTCTTGCTATAATAAGAGTATTTCTTATTTCAGTAGCGCTTGTTTTCTGTATATAATGCTTACTTGTAACCCCACTGCTACTATGATTTGCATAACTACTTGCTAATCCTAATCCAGCAAGATTATTAATAAGATTTATAGCTGTTTTCCTTAATGTATGAGGGTATAGATCCTCTATTCCTAAAATTTTTCCTAACTTTTTAATTCTTCCACGAATAGCTCCTTGTGTCATTTACTTATATGTATTCTTATATTTTGTAATAAAAAGCCATTCACTTTTTATTTCTTTATTTTTTCTGTACTCTAACCATTCTTTAAGTAATTCCTTACATTTATTAAAGAAGAAGGCATTTACTACATATCCTTCCTTTTCTTTAACATCTTTGAAATATCCATTTTCTAAGTCTAATTGACTTAATTTTAAGCTATGAATGGCTGATATCCTACAGGCACTATCAAGAAATAGTTCCCATAGAATTCTATCTTGCAAATCATATTTTTTGTTTTCTACCTGCATATAAAGCCTTACCGTTAAAATTTGTTCTGTTGTTAAGAAATAACTATTTCTAACCTTATCTTTTTCTGTAAATCTCAATCTATCTAATTTTTCTGAAAATGGATGATACTTTATTTTGTTTCTTCTAACACACCAAGCATAAAATGTACTAATTGCCGTAGTTTTATTCATCAATGTCCTCTTAGAATTTCCTAAGTTTCTACAATAATTTCTGTAACTTTCTATTATTGTTGGCATTTCCATCAGTGTATCCTTACTAAGAAGTAATCTATTTTTATAAGCTTTTTGAAACCATACCAGGAATAACTTAAAATTATTACAATATGTTTTATAAGTTGTTTCCCATGTCTCCCAGTTGCTACTTTTACAACTGTTAAGATATTCTAAATAAATTTCCACATTTTCCTTTTTCAAATTTTCTAAAACTTTTAATTGCATAATAAACCTCCTAATTTTGATAGGTT